GATAGTTCCGGTTCACAGCCGATCAGTTTCAGTGCCGTACAGCAGGGGCAACCACCGACCGGGAATGAGCCTCCGCCGGGCACCTAAAAGGAGAATTGATTTTATGGGAAAACGAGGAAATTGGCGGCGAAGTGGCACGGGAACGCCGCATGTGCCGCATGTGCCTTCCCCAACGAGTGCGGGGCCATGCCCAAAGTGCAAGAGCACGTCCACCGTAACGGTGAAGAATGGATATGCGTGTAATGCGTGTGGAAATGCCTGGGGAGGCGTGCGATGAGCGTAGACGCGATCAAAAAATTTCTGGAGTCAGCGACCGAGTACCCCGACAATACGCCGATCACGATTGGCGACCAGCAGATTCCTCTTGGCTCCCTCCGTCAGTTAAATGCCGCAGAGCGTAGCACATTATCGGAACGCATCAAGGGCGTCGAAGCGAAGGAAACCGAACTCAACACCCGGCAGCAGAACATCGTGGACCTGGCGCAGAAGGCGCAGCAGGCGTATGCAGCCGCCGAAGAAGCCCGCAAAACAGCGACGACTCGCCAGCCGGAACCCGGTGCCGACCCGTTCGCCGATCCTTGGCTTGCTCCGGTAAAAACGCAGTTCGATGCCCGCGACAAGAAGATTGACGATCTGACTAACCAGCTCAAGAGCGTGCTGGGCACAGTGACGCAGGCCGCAACCGTGTGGGCACAAGACCGCTGGGACCGCGAATACGATGGCCTGAACTTCGGCAAGCGCGAGAAAAAGCCGACCCGCGATGAAATCCTGAAATTTGCCCAGGAAAATAAGCTGGTGGACCGTCACGGGATGCCTTCGATACGCGAAGCATGGAACAAGATGTCGGAAGCCGACCGCATGGAAGAAGCACGCAAGGAAGCCATCGAAAAGGGCCGGGAAGAAGGCCGCATGGAAGCGATGGCCGCGCGCGTCACGCCTCCGGGAGTGTCAGGCATCGGGCAAGGGCCGGCAGCGCAGCCGCGCAAGATCGGGCCTGAGACGGACGTGCTGGGCGATTTGTACGGCGACGCGATTAAAGACCCTGAATTGCGAGCAATGATCGAGCAAATGGGTCCGGGTTTGATGTAGGCGATTTTTTCTAAAAGGAGCCATTCACATGGCAATGACAGTCGGACTTGGCGTAAATCAGCCTAGCGCGTTGCTCGTCAACACGCTGAACTCCATCGCGCAGAAAATGATCTTCCCGAAGGTGGCCGATCTCGTGTTTCAGCCGAGTCCGACCTTTAGCTATCTCAACCAGTACGCCAAGAAGTACAACGCAGGGTCAGAAATCGTCTACCCCTTGCTGACCACCAAGATCACCACGCGCGGCTCCTACTGGGGCGACCAGCTATTGCCGACTTCGGCGATTGACGCCATCCAACCCGCTGACCAGGTGTGGCGCGGCTACTTCCAGGCTGTGACGCTGCCTGTGATGGACATCGTGATTGGCCGCGGCGGGCCGGTGGGCCTTGATCTGGTGAAAACCTATGTGCAGGCGGCGGCAGGCTCGATGCTGGACATGCTGGCCGAGGCGGTAGCGGGGAACTCGCCATTCAATTCGGCGACTGACCTTGACTCGATCAGCGCATGGGTGCTGTCCACCACGAACACGATTGCGGGCATCAACCGCTCGACGAACACATTCTGGCAACCGCAGGCGAACCAGTCGATTGCGGGGTCGCTCACGCCAGCAAAATTGCTGACCGCGTATTTCCTGGCGACCTACGGGTACGATGAACCAAACCTGCTGATATTAAATAATACCGACTTCGCCAAGTTCGAAGCGCAGTTCACGCAGAACTCCAGTTCGGCAGCTTCGACAACCATCATCCGGGCGACCGACAATTACGCGGACACAGCGCCAATCCAGACTTCGTTCCGGTATCACATGCGATTCAAGAACGCGGTGGTACTTGCGGACCAGCATTTCCCGGCAGGGACAGGATACTTACTAAATACTAAATATATATGGATGATATATAACAGCGGCAGTTATTTTAGGATGACTCCTTGGATTATGCCGAGTAACCAAGACGTAATCACAGCGCGCATACATTTGATATGCCAGCTCGGATGCAACCGGCCCATTGCAAACGTGGCGCTCACAAACCTGAGCTAAGTTTAGTTGGGCATAGTAGAATGAGAGCATGATAGAGCCAACACAACTCGACTGGGCACGGCTCGCAGCCTTTATTGATGGTGAGGGAAGTATTCTAATCACCGAAAGGCGCACTCCGTATCAATGGTATAGTCGATTAGCGGTCTGTATTGCTAATACTGATCCAAGACTTCCAGCATGGTGTAAAGAAAGATTTGGCGGACGCATCCAAGTACGCAGTCGTCATAAAGAAAATAAGCGTACGGTTTGGACTTGGACAGCACAAGCTAAGATTGCAGAGAAAGCCATCCGTGGTTGCTTACCTTATTTTATTCTTAAGCGTGAGCAGGCTGATATTGCTTTAATTTTTAGGACTACTTTCAAACTGGAAAGAGGACATGGACGTTTCAAATCTCTAACCACAGAAGTCCTACAAGTTAGGCAGACATGCAAATCAGAACTGTATCGCTTAAAAAGAGAATTGCCTCAATTAGTTTTGGATTCTGCAATAAAGCCTAAAGAGGAAAGAATTAATTAGGAGACCGTAAATGGCAATCAATGTATCGCTAGAGCGCACATTCCCCGGATTTGGTGTCTCCTCACTGCAATCCATCCAACGCGCCACCGGGATTGCCGTCAGCTCGGGAAGCACCTACTACGTTCCCGGCACATCTTCGAACAGCGTGGCCGGACTCTTGGTGCCCACCGTCACGGTAGGGCGAGTGCGCGTGAAGGTCTACAACGGCAGCGGCACATCTCCAACGCTTACGAAGTTGCAGATCATGGGCTACGACGGCACGAACAGCGTCGTGATTGCAGACTGGAACTTTGGCACGGCGGTTACGCTGTCCTCGACGAGCTGGGCCGACGTGATGACCGATTTCATCTGCGATACGGCGCCATCGACGACGAGTGGCGGGGCAGTCGGGTATCTGATCGGCAGCGCAAGTGCGACCACGGGCAACGGCGGGATGCAGTGCATTAAGGTGATCCCAACGCTGGGTGGTACTGGTCCAGCCTGCACGATGGACGTAGAGATATTCGGCCTCATCTGAGGCGGGAAACAATTCTCCACTGGTCGGCAGCGAGCCGGGGGCTGGGCAAATCGCCCGGTTTTCGGCTCGTACCAGTTTTAGGGGCACAACGTGACCGTACTACGAACCAACGGGGTCAACAATCCGAACCAGACGGTGCTGGACCTGGATGAAGGGTCTGGAATCACTCTCACCGGAGGTGTTGGCGGCAAGGTGAGTATTGCCAGCGTAGCAGGTGGCGGAACCGTGACGAGCGTAGCGCAAACCGTGCCAGCGGAGATGACCATTACGGGTTCGCCGATTACCGTTTCGGGCACGCTGGCGATTGCTTGGAACGTGGCCTCGGGAAACAAGGTTATCGCTTCGCCGGCTGGGGGTGGATCGGGTGCCTACGCGGGGCGCGCGCTAGTCGCGCTGGACATCCCAAACATCGCGGAATCGCAGGTGACGAATCTAGTTAGTGATCTTGCTGCCCTTGCAACGGAAATCTCTACGAAAGTTTCGAGCGTGTTCGGACGCACAGGGGACGTAGTAGCGACGTTGGGAGATTACGATTTTAGCCTGATTAGCGGGATGCTGGCGCAGGAACAGTTGCCTGCGGTGATAGACCTCGGGAGTTTCTGAGATGGGTAGGAACAATACGCTTCAGGTGCTCCGCGGCTCCGAAGCCAATTTGCAGAGCGCGATGCCGCTGGCACTTGGGGAGATGTATTTCTCAACAGATACTTCGAAATTGTTCTTCGGAACGCCAGGGACGGGCCTTGGATACGTGCAGATCGGCAATGTCTTGGGACTTGATGACGAGATTGCGTGCCTGCGAATCAGAGTACAAGCACTCGAATTGGCACTCGCGGACCTTGGAATAAACGTGGAAGAATACGAAGCCGAGGACATAGGAGAATACGTAAATGGCTCTTAACATACAAGGCCAAGTAGGATTACAGCTTCCCAAGCTGGCGACTGGCGTCAATGCTCAATTTTCACAAGGGAACCTCGGGGAATCGCTCGTCTCGGAAGTGATGGCACGCTACTACCAGCTTGCTTACAACGGCCTTGTATTCACCGCTTCGCATTCTGCGGCACAGGCACTCTCGGTCAACTCGACCACGTTTACCGGCCTCGCTGTTTCCAATCCAACCAACTCAGGGAAAAATCTGGTTATCTTGGATGTCTCGATTGGATTAGCTGCAGTTCTGACCGCCGTTTGCACGCCTCGCCTTGGGTATGCGGCTATAGTCGCACTCACGGCAGGCAATTCCGTAGGACCAACAGCGGCGATTGTCGGAAACGCTGGCGGGGTAGCCAAAGTCGGGGCGAGTGGAACCCTCGGGGCGGCTCCGGTCAGCATACGTCCTATCAACGGCGTTCAATGGGTTACTGCAAACGTCACGACAGCGATGATTTACGCGAAAGACGACGTGGGCGGGGCAATCATCATCCCGCCTGGGCAGATGCTAACCATCGACTCTCTTGTTGGAGCGTGTAGCGTACTGGCCGGGATTACGTGGGCAGAGATAGCCGTCTAACATGGCAACTACTCCCATTGCGCTGTTTAGCGGGTCGCTAGTCGGCACGGTGCTGACCGAGGCCCGAGAAACAATTCCTGACATGCCCAGTTCGCTGCCCGCACCTGTGGCGGCAGCGACCGTCACGACTCCTGGTACTGGCACCCTCGCGGCAGGAACCTATTTCGTCGAAGTGACGCAACTTAACCAGTGGGGCGAGACGCTGGCCTCGACCGAATCCGCGCAACTTACGGTTCTGGCGACTAATGCCATCCAGATCACGTCAGCACTCCAGGTCGGCGCTATTAAAATAAGAGCGTATCTAACGCAGGCGAATGGTGTTTCCGGTAGCGAAGCGCAGTACGTGGAATCCGCGGTATCGCCATTCACCATCCTCGCGCCACCTACGCTGGCGGGATCTCCACCAACTCGACCGACCGCATGGCTCCCTGACTCGGATGGTGGCTTCATCTCCGCTGGGGCCATCTATCGCTGGCTCAATGCTGGCATGGAACTGATCGCACGCAACACAGGCGGGTTTCAGGACTATTCGGCGATCGGCAGCACCATCAATCAGCCGCTCTACCAGATACCGGGGACGTGGAACGCGATTACAGCCATTTGGTACGACGGTTACTGGATGGAGGGCGGCGATCCGGGCTACTTCTGGCGCCGGAACTCAATTACCAGCCAAGTGTTGTCAAAAGCACACATTTCCGTGAACAGCGGAAGGGCAATTCTTGAGGTTTACCCGCAGCCGGCCAGAACTTCGATCAGCACGACGCTGGTAGGGTCACTGAGCGCCACGGCAACCACGCTGACGCTCGCAAACGCCGCTTTCACCCTACCATTCGGTTTTGTGTCGATCGGCTCGGAAATCATGGCTTACGCCACTATCAGCGGAAGCACGCTGACGGGCCTGATCCGCGGGCTTGGCGGGACTTCGGCTATCGCGCACATCGACGGGGAAACGGCGATCGAGTGCAATATCGCATGGATGGGTAAACGGCAGTCCTCGCAAACGTTTTCGCCGGGGCAATCGCTGTCTATTTTACCGATTAGCTCGGGCTGGGACCAGCTACTTGTCCAGTACATTGCGGGGCGCGCAAAGATTGTCGAGCACGATATGCAGTCGATGAGCGCGTTCCAGCAGGACATGGAAAAGCAGATCAAGGCGTGGGCCAACGTGAACAAGGGGGTCGTGCGTCGCCGGCAGGTCGGCGGTGGAAATAGTCCAATCGTGTACTACGGGGACATGGCCGGGGGGATCATCGTACCGTAATGGCATTTCAACCAATCTCGCAAGGTCCGTTCCTCAAGGGCCTAGTGGCCTCGAATCAGCCGCTCTCGCAGCCGAAGGGTTCCTTCCCTCGCGGGTCGAATCTTGTGCTGATGGAGCGCGGGGCGCTGACGCCGTGCGATGGATCAGGGATCATCAACAATTTCCTCGGGGCGGTTGGTGTCGGCCAGGGCCGCATGATGTGCGAGTTTCTGTTTGCTCCTACTGGCGTTCCTTCCTACCACATGGTTGTAATGAAAGGGAATGCCGCGCAACTTGGAGCGCCGCACGCGGTTTCGGCCACGCCGTCCACTGGCGGAAGTCTGACAAACGGAACGCAATACTTCTATAAGATCACGGCACTCGATGGCGAGGGCGGGGAAACTACTGCGTCGAATGAAATCACTGGTACACCTTCGGGCGGGAATCTTTCCAATACGCTCATCTGGAATGTTGTGCCCAATGCGTTTGGCTATAACGTGTATCGCTCGACGGTCACGGGAATGGAAATTCTTTTGACAGGTGGTGACGCCACCCACGCACTGCCACAAATTCAGCCTAATCCTTTGACGGGAACGGTCACTTACATAGACAACGGCAGCGCAGCGGTATTCCCTGGCGGTGGCTTGGCAATCACAAACATCAATACGCCAACGGATTTCAACAATTTTGCATACGTCAATCTAGCAGCTCCGGCAAGCCTTTATCTTGGACAGATCTTGACCGTCACTGGGAACTCTATCTCCGCATGGAATACGATTGTGACCGTAAGCGTCATTTTTTCTCCTACGAGTTATAGGATTGATGCTCCTGTGTTTGGACTATATCCAAATGCCACTGTCGGAACGGGTGGGTCACTGACTAGCGGGGCGACACCTCCTGTAGCCGATACCACGCAGCAGACAGTTTTGGTTCGTATGCCGCTCGGCATCATTCCTGTGGCGTTTGGGCCAGCAAACTTCGTGGCTTACTTCCCTCGATCCCTTGCCGCGCTTGGCGCTGTTCCTACAGGCGGCACTGGCGGCAGTGGCGGAACTGGACCAGGAATCAGCGGTCAGGGTAGTTCGACACCCTCGGGTGGCGTAGCAGGCTTGGTCGGGCCATTGCCGCAGATGAAGCAGTTCACCAATCGGGTGATAATCGCACTCGGAAACGGATTCGCTCCGCAGATGTATTCCGATGCCAGCGGGACACCTGTAAATCCTGCGTTCACAGGAGCGATTACCTCGGTAGCCGTTTCTGGCGACGAAGTGACGCTTACTACCTCTGCTGTGCTTACGGCTCAGAATCTTCCGGTAGGTTCCAACGTCATTTTGGCGATGTCGGATGTCACCTATAGCGGAGTCTTTGTAGTCATCTCCGTAAACACTGGGGCGGGTACGTTTGTGGTTCGCAATCTTAGTGCGAGTGGCGGGGCATCTACTGGAACATTCACGGTGTCCACGACGCCGATTATCAGCACGTTCACGCCAGCCTACCCAGTCTGGACAGCTTCAAGCGCCTACGCCGTGGGCGACATCATCGTGCCGCTCACGCAGCCGACGCCGAATATCTACCTCACGGCCACACAAGCGGGAGTTTCAGGCACGGTCGAGCCTACTTGGGATTCAAACATTGGCGACCAGTTTTCCGATGGCAGCGTGCTTTGGACCGTGACTGCGCTTCTCAACTCCGCAGCTCCTCCACCTCCCGGCGCAGGGCACATCGAAGTCTATGCAGGATCGCTGTGGGTTCTCAACTCGTCCCCCACGAACACGGCGAATGGGCTTGATGGACCCTGCGCCCTCCGCATGTCGAACACGAATAATCCGAACGCTTGGAATCCAGTCAATCAGGCGTTTCTCGACAAAGACGATGGCGCGGAAGGTATGGGACTGGGCAAGTTCACCATCACCGCGCAGGGCATTCCCCCGGAAGGCTCGCTAATTGCCTTCAAGTATCGCGTGCCCTACCAGATCATCGGAGTATTCGGAGCCAACAATTTCGCTATCCAGCCGGTTTCCTCGGACATGGGATGCCTCGCGCCGCGCTCAATCACGTTCGTACCCGGCTACGGACTGATGCGCTATTCCCACTTAGGAATAGCCGTGTTCAACGGCTTCCGCGACGAGGTGATTAGTGAGCAGATCAGGCCATATCTATTCCCGGTTAATGATTTTGACGCACGCGATATTGTGGTTGCTGATGCGAATTATCTCCCTCTAAGCTGGGCCGCGCAGACGGCGAATCCACCCATGTACGCATTCGCCATGCCGATAGGGAACAGCAACGGGCAATTGACGCGCATGATGGCCTACGATCTGGTCTTGAAAGCGTGGGCGGCACCTGTGGACCTGCCGTTTGCGATTGGCTGCATGGCCCAGGTTCAGCCGGTTACGTCGAATCCGTTGACGATCCTTGGCGGGTTCAGCGATGGATGCCTGCAACGCTGGCAGGCTGGCGATATTAAGTGGTACACGGGTGACATCATAGCGAATCAGGAAGTGGCTTGGAGTTTGCGAACGGTGACGGTAGCCTCACAGAACTCCAGCCAGCGATTGTGGGCGCGCAAGATGATTGTCCGCGGCACAGGATCGAACTCGGATACCGACCCGTTCAGCATTATCAACGTGCAGATCCGGCAGAGCGGCGTGGTGAAAAGCTCGGTAAACTACAAAATATCGAATCAGGGAGATTTCGACCTGTTCGCGGACATTGGCCTGACGGGATTGCGATTCGATGCGATTATCAGCGGGGATGACCACCTTGAGATTGACGGGATTGATTTTGCCGTCGAGCCGCGGCCCTTTGGTGTTCCTGTTTCAGCGGTTTAGGAGATATTAAAATAATATGGACATCGTGATTCGAGAGGCGCGCATAGATGAAGCCGACCGCATCGTTGAAATGGGACGCAAGTTTTTCCTTTCAGGCCCGTACAGCAAGCAGCTCGAAGATAATCCCGAGAGTTTTCTAGCTTTCACGCGCGGACTGATTCAAAACCCTGCGGCGAAGGTATTGGTCGCTGAAGATGCACAAGGTCTGGTGATTGGCGTTTTGGCAATGATTGTGTCCACGCACTACCTCTCAGGAGAGATGGTCGGGGTTGAACTCATCTGGTACGTCGAACCAGAGTATCGCGGACAGGCCAGCCTGGAACTTTTTTGGGCGGCTGAAAAGGAAGCTAAGAAAATGGGAGCTGTCAGGATGCAATTTACCGCACCCAATGAAAAGGTCGGAGAGATTTATAAGCGGCTTCATTACACGCAACTCGAAGTCGGGTATCAAAGGAGTCTGTAATGCCGCTTACTCTGGCTCTCGCTGGCCTTCTCGCTGGACTTGCTGGGTCAGGTGTGTCCATTGGAGAATCCATCGCAAGCGCAGTTGGCGGTCAGCCATCCCCTACTGCGCCAACCGCTCCAGCGTCACCGAAGCCGCCTGACGCAAATGCACTTTTGCAGAGACGGCAGCAGATCGGATCAGCCGATTCCAATACGCAGGCGCAAACCAGCGGAACAGCAGGAGATTTTTATCGTTTGATTATGGACCAACTTAATTCCGGCACACTGGGTCAGCCTGGATCACAGGGAGCCGCACAACAGACTGTATTTACGCCAGCGAATAGTCAGCCGACGAATGCGGCAGTCAGCGGACAACCAGCGAACTTGAGCGACTTCATAAACGGTTTTTCAGGGTGACGAATGCCAATACTTAACTCAATTGCAAACTTCTTCAGCAGTTCGGCAGGTAAGGGACTCGGGGAAATTGCTGGCCTCGGGGCGACTGGCGCTGGATTGGCAGGCAATCTCGCGGCGGAACATCAACGGTCTATCGCGGCCAAGCAAGCGCAAGCGAACGCCAATCTCACGCCTGAGCAACTTGCCGAACAGGTCAAGAGTGCTACTCAGCCGCTCAACGCCGGATTAGTGCAAGCGATTACTGGAAATGTGAATGCAAATATGGCCGAGCAAGGACTTTCACAAGCTCCGGGTTTGCAAGCAACGGAGATAGCGCAAGCCTTAGCTGGTCCGGAGCAGATGAATCAGCAGACTGCGCTTGCTCTCGTTTTGAAAAAATTGGGGTTGCCGGCTGAATTTGCGAGCACGATTCCGCCAAATTCCAACCTTGCACCGTTGCTCGCCATGCTGTTCAAAGGTGGCAGTCCGACGGCTACGCCGTTGTGGCAAAATCAAGCACCAATCGGTCCACCAGCGCCACCGCCAAACACGGATCAGGACACAACCGGAAGCTACGATTTCGGGAACCTGTTCGCGCCTAATAGTGGGGGTGCGTGATGTCATGGCTTGGGCGCGGTATCGGCGACTTTGGATCACAGGTAGGTGCTGGGTACGACATCAACCAGCAATGGCGTCAGCGGTCGCAGCAGATGGCAATGGAACAGGCGCGTCAGAAGCTCGCCGATTTGATGGGGCCGCTACAGCTTCAGGAACTTCAGCAACGCATCAAGACGATGCAGCAACCGCAAGCGGCGGGCATCGAAAAACTCCCTGGCGGTGGAATCGGCGGGGTGACGTTCAAGGATGGCGTGTACAGCATCCAGAACCTCGCTCCGGGCGCGCCACCGGAACCGAAATTTTCTTCCTTACAGCAGGCGGCAGCGTACTACCTGCAAAAAGGGGATTTGGAAAAGCTGAAACTGGTGAACGACGAGATCGAAAAAACGCGAGCGCAGAAAGCGGCTGCCAGTCCGAAGGACGCCTTTGAATTGTGGCAGTCGCAGAATCCCGGTAAATCGGTTGCCGAATGGCTGAAATTGAACGAGCAATTTAAGAAAACAGGGACCGAAGGCGGCGTAAAGACTCCGTTCGAGCTGTGGAAACAGCAGAATCCCAAAGGCACCTATCAGCAATGGGCAGATACCTCAAAACAGGTGGACCGCGGGGATGCGACAAAAGCGGTCACGGTAGCCATGAATGCGTTCAAGAATTATCAGTCTATTCAATCTGACGCGCTCAAGAACGCAAGTCACTTCAACTGGCTCGGCAAGGGAAAGTACAGCACCGATGAGGCGCAAAGTCGCGTGGACGCGGCCAAAAAGGATTTGGACGAAAAGCGGCAGGATGCCATCCAGAAACTAACCGATGCTGGATTGTCGATTCCAGCGTGGCTGCAAGATCAAGCTGGCCCCGTTGCGCCTCCGACCATGCCACCGCCGCCGGGATTCGTACCGAACAGGACGCCATAGATGCCGCAAGACTACACAGCGACGAATCCGCAGACTGGCGAGACAGTGCGCTGGGATGGCAAGGCTTGGACTCCCGTAGAACCTGCTAGTGTGCTTGAGAGGTCTGGACAGGGAGCGATGCAGGGGATTCAGGAGATGGTCACTGGTCCCGCTACGGCTGCGTGGCACGGGATTGCCGATCCACCGAGAAATACTCTCGAAGCTCTTTCTCCGGTTGGACCTGCACCGATTCGTTTGGCAAAAACAGCCTACGAAGATACGAAGTCTACGCTGCAATATCCTCAGCAGGCGCTTGCTCAGGCGGCGGAATACGTGAAGCAAGGGAAGTACGCCGAAGCTGCTGCGATGCTGGCGTCGGCTCCGAATCTTGGAGTCGGCAAGATAGCAGGACCACGGGCTACGGAGCTTATTTCCGGCGTGCGCAAGGGTGGTGATCTGGCAACACCGCTTGCGAAAGATGCGACCGAGGCA